ACATTCTTAAATATATTATCTATAACCTTATCAAATTTGTCATCCTTAGTGTGTTCTTCAGACATTTTATTAATTGTAATGTATTGATTTGGATGATCAAGAGCATCTCCTGTATTACGATCCTCAAATGAAAGTACAACTCCATTTTCATCTCTTAAAGTTGGAGCTACATTTGGATCACCAGATCCAGAAATATTTAAATTAGTTATAGCTTCTTGTAATAAAAGTTCATATTCCCTTGCATCTGCATCATTCATGCTTGTCCAAGCTTCATTATCTTTTAATTCTTTTAAAGTATACGGCATAATTTATCTTGAAACTTTAAATGTCCAATTTTCATCAAAATATTGAACGGTTTCACCAGCAGTTCCACTACCACTAACTACTTTAAAAAGTACCCGATAAAATCTTTCGGACTGTAATCCGTTCATCCACAAATTGAAATAATTTCCTGTTGAATCACAACTTACCTTTGAACCATTACCAAATGGAATAATAACATCTTCCGTATGTGCATCTCTAATAGAATAATATGTACTACCACTTGGTAAAGTCTTTACTGTTAAATAATCTGATGTGGTGGAAAATGTTTTAACTGGATATCTTTCTCTACCAACTACCCTAAACTTTGTCTTTGAAGTTTCTTGATACTCTGGTCTAACCCCTTTCATATAAAGAATCATATCTTCAACATCAGTATTAGAAAGTGCAGATAAAGACCCCGTTGTCCAAGTAGAATCATCCCATTCAACTTCTAATTTTGGTTGAAAAACAGTATGTGTTTCTCTTGAAAAGAATTTAAAATTTCCATAATGGACAGTATTTCCTTCTGAAGCTGAAACATTAGTATTACCAATACTACCACTTCTCTTTAACATGAATCCTTCGTTTGGATAATTAGAACCACTATAAATCCAATTATTTACAATACCAGTTACATCCATTCTAACATCTGCTGCTTCGTGCGTAAATGATTGAGAAGCCTCTAAACTATATTGTCCATCAGAACCACTATACCAAGTTCCACCAGAAGCAGATATTGCTGATGTCCAATAAGTTGAAGTATCATCATTATCTCTGTATGTCCAACTTGCTCCTTCCTTAACTATTGGATTGGAATCAAACCTTCCCGATCCCATATCCCAAGATTGACTTACTGGATATCCATATAAAGTTTGTACTGTATTTAATTCTTCTGATCCCGCATCGTATAAATTAAGATAATATTTTGGATTAGATATAATTCCATTAGATATCGAAGAAGAAATATCTGTTAAATCAAATTTAATTAGTGCTCTAGAAACTGTAATTATTTCTTCTAAACTACTACCTATTTTTTGTATTTCAAGAATTTCATCTAATCCACTATTCATACTTGCACTTGATTCGTATAATGTTGTATCTTTGGTTGCATATTCAAAATAATACATTAGCTCTCTCCTCCTGTACTATCTCCTTTAACCCTGCCTTCAATATCTTGATTTGGAAATTTAAGTTCAAATATAGCTGGATCAACAGAGGGATAAATTACTCCGTTTTTTGTAGATGATTGTATATTAAAAATATTTCCTGAATACCCATCAACTTGTTTATATTTATTATATACAACTACTGGCAAACTGTTTGGATTATTAGCTTCTGGAGGAACAACCGCGGCCACTCCTTCAGCAAAAGAAATTTGTTGTGCTAAATCTACAAGAACAATAGGCTGATTAATTTGCCACCTATCAATGGCGAAAAATTGTTTTACTTTATTAATACATCTTAAAATTACTTCTTGTTTATTATATCCAGACTTCGTAATAATTGTAAATTTAACCCCAATATTAATAACCCAAGCATCTTTAATATTAACAGCATCAGTAATCAATCTATATTGTCCAAGATATGTTTTAACATTTTCCTTTACTGCCTGATTTACAGTAACTATCTGTTTGGATGGTGTGTACCCTAAAACATACATATTTAATGCTAATGGATTTGCTGTTTCTATTGGTGGAGTTGAAGGGCCAGATGGAATATCATCCTCATTAATAAGACTTGGATCTATTGAAAAAACTCCAGGACTAACTTGTGTCTGCATTCCACCTTCAAGTTGAGTATCTTGAACAATATATACTTTAGCAACATTACCATATTTTGGAGGCAAAGAATAAACACGAATTATATAATCTTCTTTTGTAACACATCTATTTTGACTTTGAAAATGTTTAAGTGCATTATTCTTAACTTCTTGAATTGTCTCTTCTCCACCACCACCACTTGTTGGTTCTGGATTAATTACTGCTACAGAGTTTTTACTCTCCTGAACTAAACTCGCATTTAGTGACTGAGGAACTTCTCCATAAACAACATTGCCAAAATTAATTATACTTCCTGCAGCTGCATTATCATTAATACTACCACCATATGAATATTGAACTGTTAATGTTGTATTAGAAGGAGCTAATCCATATGTTTTTGTATTTAAAAAATTTGTAGGATCAAAAGAACTATCTAACCTAGTAGCACCACCTGTTAAAATATCAGCGTTTACATTTCCAGGACTTGGGATTATTTCTTCATCTGGATTATCTGAAACTCCAGCCCCAAATCTCACTTCACTCCTACCATCTGGACGAATGAAAGTTGTAAATCTATATGGAGTCTTTAATAATTTTAATAAATACGGAGCTGTCTCATTAAATTGAAATAGTTCTGGATCATTAGTTGATGTATTTTCTACTTCTTCAAAAACTGTATCTTGTGCTAAAAATGGAACTTCTTTCCAAATATTTCCATCACTATCTGTAACACTTAAAATCTCTATAACATTAGGATTAGATAAAGTTACCTTATTATATTTAACTGCAGAACCAAAATCAAAAGTTTCTGTTGATGTTTCTCCACTTTTTACTTGTATTGATTTTTTAAGTAAATATTTACTTGGAGTTCCTCCGTTATCTACTTCAAAAATAGTTACATCTGTTTGATCAAATGAACCTGAACTTTTAAAATTACAGTTATCAACACTTCTATATTCAGTACCAGTGGTTGATTTAACAACAAGTCCTTCTAAAAGATTTAACGCATATCTCATATCAGGAGCGACCGATTCTCCACTTCCACTTGATGGTACAGTTTGAAACACATCTAATTTACCGACAGATGGACTGCTAAGTCTAGGTCTGTATCCATAACCTTGTGCCATTTCAAATACAGTTTTTCTTTCCTCTGCATACGCTAATAAAGATTCTTTAAATTGTTCATCTATGTAATAAGATAAAACATCTCCAACATATGATGCCATTTCAATAAACATCATACCTGGTGANGCTTCATTAAAATCATTATATGTGTTAGGATAATAAATTTTTGNAAATTCAATTAATTGATTTCTAAGTGATGCAAAATCCTTATTTAAATATTTTACTTCCTTTACTACATCTGCACTCTGGTTATACGCCATTTCCAATTCCCCTTTTATTTACTATTCAACTTCATTTCCATATACTAATTCCCCCCTTGAAGAATCAAAATTCAAAGTTAAATTACTATAATCGCCTGGATTTACCGCAAGACTAAATTCAAGTTCAATATTAACTATATTATCTACAAAACTAATATCTAATTTTGATATTGTAACGTGTGGCATCCAAATACTTATAGCCCCATTAATAGAAGTTGATATTTCTTCTTCCCATTGTCCCTCGTCTGCCATAGGTTCAAATACTGATTGGTGTAATGCTGATCCAAAAGTTGGTTGTCCAACTCTTTCTCCTGGAACAGTTAATAACAAATTTTTAATATTGTGTCTAGTTTGTTCAAGTACTGTTTGAGTTTGTTTGAAAAATCCACCATTATGTCTACCTAACGGAAAACTAAGCCCTATCCAAGTATTTGGATCTAAGTTTTTTTCTCTAATACCAGCCATTTATCTTCCTCACTTTTATTTGTCAAATTTTTTCATTAAAGAACTATAATCTTTTGTTAACGCGTCTGTTACATAATCAGGAACATCATTGACATTTTTACCTCGTGACTTTATAGATTCTACTGCTCCTATATCTCGCTTATCTTGATCTGATTTTCCATGTACCGCCAACTCATCTACTCTAGAAGTATCATATGTTCCACCACCCATAGTTGGATATGATTCTTGGCCATTTCCTTGTGGAAGCCCACCAACAGTTTCATTTAATACCTTATTTAGAACTTTATTTTCTGTATAGTTTTTATACTCTACTTTAGTTTTCTTTTTTGATTTAGTCACAACTGGTTCCGAAACTAACTCGGTAAGTGAAGATGAGTTTTCTTCTTTAATAAATATCTCATTTAATTGTTTTTTCACTTCTTTACTAACCAGCGATTCTATTATTTTTGTCAATTCACTTCTTTTCATTTTATTACCTCTTTATCTATTAAAAAAATTTAAACCTCTATCAACTAACCAACTTGGTTTTTTACCTTGCCAAACTACCTTCCCCTTTACAGAAAAAGAATGTGGTTTTCTTACATTTTTAAATTTTGGAACAACCTCATGTCCTGTAGCAATACCTCTTCCAGTAGTAACTACTCTCCCAGCTCCTGCAGCACTCCACGAAGTTCCAACACTTTTAACAACAACTGGACCAGACCATTTAATTTTTGGTGAAGATCCAAGTTCTACACTTTCTATACTAACCAATCCTTCTGCCACACCTTTAACTTCTGCTTCTAATACAAATTTACCAATAGCTTCAGATATAAGTCTAGATATTTTTTTATTCTTTTTAGACATATCTACACGCATTTTACCCTTTATTTTTTTTGGTATTTGAGAATCAAAAGCTTTTTTAATATCACTTGACAATCTTCTTACAGTAACTTCATTTATTGCCATTATGTACCTCCTACAGTATCAGCAACCGTGTTTACGGCTTCAGTTAAACTACCTGGAATCTTTTCCAATGAAGTTCCAAATCTTTTTTCATTTACATATGTATCTTTTTCATTATCTTCTAAATTTTTAAATCCAGTATACATAAAAGTTCCTGGAACTGCAAGTTCTTCGGATGAATCTCCATCAAAAAACAATACATTGACCGAAGCCTTTCCAGCTATTTCAACAACATCATCTGTAAAAAGATAAAGTGATCCACCAGATGGTATTGGTATAGTTCCTTCTCCAAAATAAGCTGGTTTACGTTTTAATGTTTCACCCTTAGTACCTTCTGGAGCAAAATCTGGTCCTATTTGACCTGGTGAACTTCTTTTGACAAGTACATCAAAAAGACTTCCTGTAGTCATCGAAATTACTCCACATGGTGGTTCATATCCAATATTTTCAACACGTTCCCAATTATAATTTAAATCAGAATCAAATGGTAACTTCATTTGTATCTTTGTTCCATATAAAATAGGTGGTGGAGCTTTTAACTCTTCCATTATTTTATCATATTTAGGTTTTAAATAATCTTTAATTTTATCATCTAATTCTTCACACTCTTCTTTAACATTTTCAGCTGCAGCTTTTAGAATATCTGGTAACGGATCTAATTTTTCCTTAACATAATCCACCCCCATTTTTGCTATTGTAGATATACCAATAGTAGGTGCAAATGGTTGTGGTATCATAATACCCTGTTGTATATAACCCAACCATTTTAAAAGATGCATAATCGTTCTAAATACAGCTATTAATAATTTCAAAATTGATATTGCTAATAAAATTTTTCCTATCAATTCAAGTAACCAAAT